CAGGCTACCAGGTGAGCACCTACTGGGATCTCCCAGGCGAGTTCGCGGTCAAGGAAGGTCTGAGCTATCCCCTAGGCTATGATCCCATGGAGGCCCCAGGTGAAGATTGAACAGCTGATCGAGAAGCTCCAAAAGCGCGTTGACAAGGAAGGCCTGCGGGAAACAGCCCGTTTCCTGGGCCTGGATGCCTCTACGGTCCACAAGTATATAAACGGCCAGCGCAGCCCCTCTGGCGAGAACGTCCTGATCCTGATGGAAAAGCTCAGGTAATTTTTTTGCCTTAAGTGTTGACAAGTGGAAACACCTAGGTTATAGTCTGAAAGTAGGAAGAAACGAAGGAGGCGCCAAATGGCCCAGCAAATGCCTGAGATCTGGAAAACCCCGACGAAGGAGGAGATCGAGGCCCTGCAGGTGGGGGACCTGGCTCCGACCTGCTTCGGGACCATGGAGCGGATAACCGAGATCTTCGGCCGCGGCCAGGATCTGGAGGGCCTGACTTACGTCTGTTACTTCCACCAGTGGGGAGCCACCAGCACCATGTCGATGAGCCTAAAAGCAGGGCAGGAAATCGCAATAGCCTGAAAGGAGACGAACATGCCGACCTACTACGAGGAGATGAAAGCCAAGCATCCAGACCGTCCGATGATCACCAGGCCAACCTGGGAGCTCAAGAACATGGCCAGGGCCCTGCGGATCCATAGCTGGAACAACACCGAGGAGGAGACCCAGAGGCTGGCCGATACCGAGGCCGAGCTGAAGGCCCGAAGGAGCCGTAAGAAGCCCGCTTTTTTTTGAACTGACTGTTGACAGATGGAAACACCTAGGGTAGTATGAGGGTGTAGGAAATCGAAAAGGAGGCAGAAAATGAAAACCTTAGAGAAGGTGATCGCAGCGAAGATGGGAGAGAAGGGCCAGAACTTCCGGGGTCTTTACCAGGGGTTCCAATATCCCTGGAACAAGAAACCGATCTACGCCTTCGGGAAAACCGATGAGGAGCTCCAGGCCAATATCAGCCGGCTGATGAACGAGGAACTCCAACGGAAAGCACGGCAGAACGAGCGGGCCGCGGAGCGGAGAGCCGAGGACAAGGCGGGCCGGGAGCAGGCAGCCAAGGAGATCCAGCCGGGAATGATCTTCTACGCCAGCTGGGGTTATGACCAGACAAACGTGGACTTCTACAAGATCACTGAGATCCACGGAAAGATGGCCACTCTCCAGGCGATCGGACAAAAGACCACGGAGACCACTGGATGGGCCAGCGAGAGAGTGACCGCGGACCCGGATCGGATCCTGCCAGAGCCACCCATGAAAAGGCTGATCCAGCAGGGATACAACAAAAAGCCAGCCTTCAGCGGAAAACACAGCTACCACAGCCTGAGCCTCTGGGACGGAAGCCCACTTCACCAAAGTCACTACGCTTGAAAGGAGCAGACATGGAAACCAAGATCACGAACTTCGAGCAGGATATCCCCCGGGAAACGGCCCGGGGGGCCTTTTACAATCTGAGCCATGATCCGGATCGCCGCGGGGACTCGGCAATTCGGGAATACAGCCAGACGCTGGACCAGATTTACCAGCGCCTTATTGCCCACGCGAATACTCCTGAGAAGCTGGAGCTCTTAGATCAGGAGTTCGCCCAGCTGCGGGCCGGCTATCAAAAGCGGACTCTCAACTGGTTACACTCGGAAAGCCGCTGCATGTCGAGCTTCATCACCGGGCCCAGTAACTTTCCAGTGGATCGAGCCCGCAAGCGCAGTGAGATCGCCCATAAAAGGATGCAGGAGTGCCTGGACTTTGAAAAATGGGCAGAAAAGGAGATCCTCAAAAAGCTCCATCCTGAATGGAGGCCGATCATGAGCGGTGACCAGGACGCCCAGAGCCGGCTCCGGGAGAAGCTGGAAAAGGCCAAGGCCAACCAGGAACTTTACAAGAAGATCAACCAGGCGATCCGTAAGGCCAACAAGCAGGGGCCCGAGGCTCAGATCAAGATGCTCATGGAGCTGGATCCACGGATCACCGAGGAGAGCGCCAAACTTCTTCTGAAGGGCAATTCCTTCGACGGTCAGGGGATCCCCAGTTACCAGCTGACCAATAACAACGCGAACATCCGGAGGATGGAACAGCGGCTGGCCCAGATCACCCGGGACCAGGCAAAGCCAAAGATCAAAGCAGAGGGCACCGCGGCCAGGCTGGAGGACAGCCCGGCAGATAACCGGATCCGGTTGTTCTTCCCTGGTAAGCCAAACGAGGAAACCCGGACAAAGCTGAAAAAGAACGGGTTTCGCTGGACTCCTAGCCTGGGATGCTGGCAGGCCTACCGGAACAGCTGGAGCATCCAGCTGGCCAAGGAGACGGCCGGAATCCAGTAAATCGGAAGTCTGGCCCCTGGGCGTTTGCCTGGGGGCCTTTTTTTTTGTATCCTGAACGGGAATCAAATCAAAACCCAGGAGGCCGATAGTGTTACAGCTCGTGAGCATGAAGGACAAGAATAACGAAGTGGTCGAGGGCTTCAGCCTTGGGAATGTCGAGGCCTTCAAGATCGAAACCAAGGGAAAACTCAAGAGCCTGACGCTGAGGTTCACCAGCGGAGAGACCAAGAAGTTCGACGGCTATGCGGCCATTCAGCTCATCGGAATCCTGGGAGCGAACAACGCCACATATTTCAGCATCAGCCAGGAGCCCAAGGCAAAACCCAAGGCCGAAGTCGTAGAGGCTCCTGAACCAGAGGCCGTTCCTGTTGGTCTGGAGGCCTAAGATGATCCAATGGACTCCTGGCCTGACACTCGCGGAGGTCGAGAAGCAGATCATCCTCCAGGCGCTCAAGGCGCACCAAGGGAACAAGACGGCTACGGCTCAGGCCCTGGACGTGGCCAGGAACACGATCGACAACAAGCTGAACCTCTACGATAAAGAGGAGAAGGATTATCAAGCCCAGATGGCTCAGGAGAAGAAGGACCGAGATAAGCTGGCTAAGAAGTTGGTCCACCCTGATGCCAAGCCCATGGGCCTTGGTCAGACCCACGTAGTTAAGTAGGTCCTAAGGGGCTAGGTTGAAGAACTATAAAGAGCTTAGCCCTATCGTTCCTCACCACCAGGTTTTCGACCAGGTGGAACTCCGGATAAAAGAACATTTCAAAAAATTAATTTACCTACCGGTTCTCAAGCTGGCCAGTCTCCCAGGCGCAGTGATCGAGAACAGCCAGGAATCCGATTACCAGGATCTGGTGAAGGCCCTGAGCAGTGGGGGCCTGACATTCAACCGCGGGCAGTTCTCCGGAAAGTTCAACGCCCGGACCTCACGGGCACTTCGACAGCTGGGCGCCCGATGGGATGCGAAGACCTCGAGCTTTAAGCTCCTGACCTCAAAGGTCCCTCAGGATCTCGAACAGATCATTCAGACATCAGGCGCCGCCTTCGCTCAAAAACTGAGCTCAATCGACCAGCGTCTCGCACAAATCTTGAGCGCCGAGACCGAAAAGACTGTCCGGTTCGAGGATTTGTTTGACAAGACTATTTTCCAGGTGGATAAAGAGTTCAAGCAGAACGTCCGGGGCCTGGCCATGGTTCCAGAACTCACGGAGCCCGCGGCCCGCAAGATCTCCAAAGAGTGGCAGACCAATCTCGATCTCTGGATAAAGAACTTCAAGGCCGAGGAGATCCCGAAGCTCAGGGCCAAGGTCCGGGCCTCGGCAGAGGCAGGTAACCGCTACGGATCATTGACCAAGATGATCCAGGACAGCTACGAGGTCTCGGCCAACAAAGCCAAGTTCCTGGCCAGGCAGGAGACAAAGCTCCTGACCACAAAGTTCCAGGAAACGAGATACCTAGAGGCGGGGGTCCCGGACTACAAGTGGCAGACCGTGGTAGGGACTCCAGCTCATCCAGTGAGGCCCAGCCACAAGAAGCTCGAAGGCACGTTTCAGAGATGGGACAGGCCTCCGGTAACGACAGAGCCGGGAGAGCCTGAGAGACGGAACAATCCGGGGCAGGATTATGGTTGTCGGTGTTACCCAATTCCGATAGTGAGGTTCTAAGTGGGAAAGCTCATAAACGCGAAGGTCTACTACGGGCTCCATTTCGCTCCAGGCGTTGCCGAATATGAAGATCAGCCTGGAGAGCCATACAGGATCCTGATCGAGCCTGAGGTGATGAAGCGCATGGACCCGACGATGAACGGGGTTCCTGTATTCGTCAGCCATGTGAGCAAGATCGACTTCAGCCAGAAGGAACCGGATGGCCGAGTGGTCGAGAGCTTTTTCAATACCGCGGACGGCATGCACTGGGCCAAGTTCCTGGTCGAGACCGAGGAAGCGGATCGAGCGATCGCCAATGGCTGGACCCTTTCCAACGCCTACCTCCCAAATTTTGAAAACGTTGAAGGCCGTTGGCATGGAGTTGAGTATTCAAAAAATGTGCTAAACGGAACTCATGAGCATCTGGCTCTGGTTCCAAATCCTCGCTATGCCGAGTCGAAGATATTGACGCCCGAGCAGTTCAAGGAGTATAACGAGCGCAAGGTTACCGAATTAGCAGCGCTCAAAAATTCAGCAGGAGAAAAAACGATGATCAAAATTTTCGGAGTGTCGATCCTCAAGAACGCCGAGGAGATCCTGAACCATTCGGTTGAACTTCCCAAGACCAAAAAGACGATGACCATCAAAGAGATCATCAACATGATGGACGACATGAGCTCCGAAGAAGGCATGGCCGACCTCGGCCACAAGGTCAAGCTCCACGATGGAACTACCTGCAACGTCGGAGAGCTTCTTGAGAAACATAAGCAGCTCAACGATGAACTGGCCTCCACGAAAATGAAATACGACGAGCTGGTCAAGGGCATGGAGCCCGAGAAGAAACCCGAAGGCGAAGAAGAACCGATCGAAGAAGAAAAAAAGAACGAGCCTTCTCCCGAGGAAAAAGAAAAACTCGAGAAGGAAAAGGCCGAGAAGGACAAGAAGGAAAACAGCGACAAGGCCCACAAGACGGTCATGGAAAAAGTGGAGGCCCTTCGCAAAGCTCGGACTCCTCACGATCGGACCATCGAGGGTCAAGTGGTTCAGACCAATTCGGACAAGTTGGCTCGCGGTAAGAAGTTGTTCGGCGCCTAAACCAGTGGCTGTTAATTTTTAAGTCCGACGCCTTGGCGTCGAAGAAACGAAAAGGGATAGGGGAGGTTTAAGATGGCTTACGTCATGGGAACTGTCGCTCCGGGGACGCCGACCGATACGGGAGTTATTCTCAACTGGGGCGCTGCCAGTGGTGGCACCGGTCCCTACAGCTACAAGGTCTATCGCTCGACCGCCACCGGTTTTACCCCGGGCGCCGGCAATCTGATCGCCACCCTCGGCGTTGGTATCCTGACCTACACCGACAGCGGCCTGATCCCGAACACCCAGTATTATTATGTTGTCCGGTCGGTGGATACCGGCAACGGCAACGCTACGGCCGACGCCACCCAGGTGGGAGCCCTCACCGCTCCTCAAAGCATCAGCCTCAATCAGTTCGCCCAGACCCCATATATTGGGGTCCTGGATCAGAGCTACAACTACGATACCCAGAACGTCATCGTGGATCCGACCTTGGCGCTGACCACAAAGGTCTATCCGGGTATGGCCGTCAAGAAGGTCAACCCCAGCGGGGAGGCGGGCAACCAGACGCCGATGATCACGCCCTGCACCTCGGCCGCCGATGCCATTGCCGGCTTCGTTCAATACAGCATCAAGGACAGCTTTTTCACGGCTGGGATGCAATGCACGATCAGCCAGAAGGGCAACGTCCAGTATCTGTTCGCCACCGCGAACGGTAACGTCGATGACTATGGCGAGATCGATCTGGCGACCGTGGGCGGTGTCAAAACCGGAACTCCCTCGGATGCCAACATCGTGGCCGTTCAGTTCATCGATCAGCCGGTCCAAGGGCAGCTGGTGCGCTGTTCCATCCTGGTCCCGACCCGGAGCGTTTTCTAAGCCTAGGCAGTTAACCGGCCCCTTCGGGGGCTTTAATAACCTCTTATCAAGGAGACCTGAAAATGAAAGTCCTGAACAGCCTGGGCAAACCCCTGGATCACATCATCCTCAACGATGAAGGGAAGCCGATCATCCTGAACCAGGAGATCCAGCGTCAGTGCGATTTCATCGAACGCCATCTCCGCAACGCCCTGGGCGTCGACATCCCGATTACCACGATGACCACCATCACCAAGAAGATCACGGAACAAAAGTTCTTCACCGTTCCGGGTGGGCCCGCGGCTTATGTTCCCATCACCGTGGGACAAGGGGCCTACAGCGATCAGCTGTTGACCTATGTCACGGCCATGATCGCGGACAACATCGAGACCGGCTGGCAAGACATGGGCAGCAGCCAAGGCCGTCTTGCTGAGGTCTCCACCGGTGTCCAAGGCGTGTTTGCTCAAACGAAGTTCTGGGCCAAGGGCTTGACCTGGACCATTGCTCAGGTGCAGGCGGCCGCCAAGGCCGGCAACTGGAATCTGGTCGAGAGCCTCGAAGCCAGCCGGAAAAAGGACTGGGATCTCGGGACCCAACGGATGGCCTTCTTGGGCGCCCGCGGCCTGAACGGTTCGACCGGGAACTTCTTCGGCTTGTTGAACCAACCGGCGACCCTGGTCAACAACAACACCAGCCTGATCACCCAGGCGATCAGCACGATGAACACCGTTCAGTTCCAGACCTTCATCCAGGGCCTGCTCCAGGCCTATCGGTTGAACAACAACTACACCGCTTACCCCACTCACTTCGTCATCCCTGAGGATGACTACAACGGTATGGCCGCTCCGCTGTCCGCGACCTTCCCGATCGTGAGCTTCGGTCAGTATCTCGAGGAGGCCCTGAAGCAGATCATCCCGGGCTTCAAGAAGGTTCTGCCCTGCGCCTATGCGATCCCGGCCCAGAACAAGAGCGTCTTCGGTGGTAATGGGAAACACGTTTACGCCCTTTACAACTACGACGAAACCAGCCTTCGGATGGACGTGCCGATCGAATACAGCACGACCCCGGCGAACTCCATCAACGGCTTCCAGATCCAGAACGCGGCTTTCGGTCAGGTCACCGGCTTGGTGCCTTACCGTCCTCTGGAGATCTTGACCTTCAGCTATTAAGCTAGGGCAGTAAGCTACTGAGGGCGGTGGTTCACAAGACCGCCGCCCTTTTTTATTTCCGGAGGAACTAATGGCCCTGACCATAGGAAAGATTGTTCAGCAGTTCGTAACCGCCACCGGAAACAGCCTTTCGGTCCCAGCGGCCACCGGGGGGACCGGCCTGGTCACCTATCAGTGGTATCGGGATACGATGGCCGGATTCGTGCCAGGGGCCAGCAATCTCCTAGCCGGCCAGACGGGCCTCAATCTCCAAGACACCGGGCTCCAGAACAATACGGTCTATTACTATGCCGTGGTGGCCACCGATACAGTTCCTTCGACGGCCCAGACCCCGGCCTTCGCCTCGACCACGGCCCAGACCTTTCCCCAGGCTACGAGCTACAAGAATCCTTCGATCGCTCAGTTCCAGAATCAGTTTTTCCGCGACTTCCCCTATGGGACGGATCCCGAGAATAACGTCAC